CCACGACCACGCTTTACTGGAGCTTCTGCTTTTGGTTCATCGTAAACTTCATCACCCAATTCATCAGTTTTTACTTGTGCACCATAAGACTTACCTTTGACTAGACGACCTGGCATGTTGATAGCGCGATCTCTGGCCGACATTTTTATACCGGTAGTGCCTTGGCGGGCTGTGATAGATTGTTCAAAGTTTTCATTGGTCGGGCGCTTGTAACCGATAGCATCTTCAATCTTCTTAGCCAAATGTACACCAACCTGACGGTGTTCTTCTGCATTCAGTTTAGTCTTATCACCAAGTCTAAACTCGCCGACCTTTGATAGGTTTTCTCCCATCTTCAAATTCCGCTGAGGATCGAAAGTGCCCTTTTCAAGACGCTTCTTAGCGGAACGAACTCCATAATCGAAGTGATTTGACTGGAAACGATCTGCTTTCATTAGTCGTTCTGCATGATTGGCTGGGTCAAAACCGACTCGCATTACGGCTTTCGTGCCTTCTTCAAGGTCATCTTTCGAATAACCTTCTAGTCCTTCCTTTTGAAACATGGTAGCGCCAATTTCTTCGCGCTTCACGTCAAGTGCCTCCGCAACTTTTTCCGTCATTACAGCAAGAAATGAGTCAACAAACCCTTCCTTGTTCTTAGCCATCAGATTGTCAATCATCGTTTGAATCGTCATTTCTAAACTCCTAATTATTGTTGACTTGGATCAGGCATTCCCTGACCTTGTTGCGGTGGTAATGAATCATCTTGCCCTGGTGGCATTGACATCATGCTTTGTTGCAACGCCATTTGTTGTTGCTGTTCATACATTCCTTCTGCGGTAAACCACCAAGGATGCGTATCATATTCGTCTGCCATCTGTTGTTGCATTTCTTTAATTTCTTCATCAGATTGCATGAACACGTTCTTAGCGACCCACTCAACTGAGAAGTATTTGCCCAACATCATGTCCATTGCTTGTGCGGTCTGAACACGTTGCAACAAAATCTCGTTATTCTTTAGTTCGGCGAAGAAATTATCCTTCTGGAATCTAAACGTAATCGATTCTTTGATTTCGTCCCATTCGTCCTCAGCAATAATTCCCTTTAGAATCAACTGAGTACGTAGAATTTCAAAGAACAGTTCAGAGAACTTACGACGAATCTTGCCGATGAACTTCTGAAACTTTACCTCATCACGCGATATCTCTGTAGAACGACCCATACTAAATCCAGTTTCTGGCATCATTCTAGATATAGGAATATTTAGAGCATTATATAATTTATTTTGGAAATATTCCACGTCAGCCAATTCGCCAAGATTTTGTCCACCTTGAAGTGTAGTAATTTCTGTGCCCTTATTACCATCGCGCCGGGGCATCCAGAAATCTTCCATCATAGACATATATTTCTTATCATCACGTACTTCACCAGTCTTTGTGTCATATACCAGTTTATTACGATAACGATTCATAATATCTTTGACGTATTGTTCTGCTTTACCCTTAGGCAAGTTACCAACGTCAATATAAAATATTCTGCGCTCGGGCGCACGAGACATACGGTAAATAACAACCGCGTCTTCCAACATTCTCAGTTGATTTGCAGGTCTTAGTGCCTTTTGCAAATAACTTAGAACTACTCCAGTATTCTGTTCCATGAATCCAGAAGGAATATAGATAACAGAATCTTGCGATAATCTTGCGCCGGCTTGTGGCGCACTGTTTTGTTGTTGCGCTAAATTAGGCTGTTGAACGAAACCCGACTGAGAATAAAGATAATACTCCTTCACACCCTTGACGATTTCAACACCAGAAGGATCTTTTTCCTTCAATATTTCTGCGACTTTCTTGATCTTTGTTGATTCAATTGGACGCAATTCTAAAATTCCGTCTTTTTGATTTTTACCAGTTAGAACGTTAAAGTAGATTCTACCATCAACATACCAGCGGCGAAAAAGGTCAGAGGCCTTCTCTGAAAATTTCAGTAGAGAAAGGACACCCTTAAATTCGTTGGTTATTATTTCCTTTATGGGATCAGACACCTCCAACCTGTCCAAGGCGATTTCTACCAACGGCGAATCATCTTCGTATGGTATTGCTTCGTTCACGATATCCTGAATTGCGATATCGACCTCTGGGTAAAGAGAAATCTCACGATATTTGGATATGGCTTGGATTTCATCCTTGACAGTACCATCCATATCAACATAATAACCGTAATATGATGCGGCCGCGGAAACTTGCATTGTGCCGTCATCAATATCCGGTGCAACAATAGAATGAGCAACCGACTCGATTTCATCGGTTGCTGTCTTCTTTCCAAACTGCCATCCAAATAAATTAATCATAAAGTAATTCTAATTCCAATTAAGCGATTGCAGGATTGTTTCGCGCGGAACCACCCATAGTAGGATCGTCACCTGCTGTAATCAGACCAGGAGTTGATGCCATTGGATCAATGCTTGTTACAGCGAAAGTTACGGTAAACTCTGCTAGAACGTCATTTTGTTGCCAGCCGAGTTGCATATCGGAAATATTTATTGGCCAGATACCAATAACTTGATACGTCTTGATAGGATTCGATGCACGATCAAGAAGCATAACGTAACCACTTGCGGAATAATTCGAAGGCGTTGTTTCGCCAGAGTTATTTGCGTAGTCGTTAATGTATGAGGACCACTGTTCAAAGGCGGTACGAATTTCCATTCCCTGATCAGCATAAATCGTGACTGTCCAAGGTTCGAATATACGCTCACCTGCTAAAGGTACTGCACGACCGCGGTGAAAGGCGGTTGCTTGTCCGATTGTGCTGCCCGGTAGACTTGATGCATGACACAGGAATGAGAACACCCCGTTGTCGATAAACATTGGTCCACCAAAATCGGTAAGTTGAACTTCAAACTGGTTAGGGCGAACACCACCACCAATTGTTTCTCTAAAACTTGTCAAATTTGCCATTTGGCTTTCTCCTTGTTACTGTTTTATTTAGAGAGGGATTTTACTCCCTCTCCGTTATAATGTTAGGCGTGTAGTGTGTTGAACTGCACCGATGACTTCACAGCAACGAAATTCAATACAACGTATTGGATTGAATATAGTGGCTTGATGTAAATATCAGCAATGAACTGCCCGGCTGCGATTGTTGCGTCCGTGTTGTTTGTACTGTCACACACAACCAAGAAGTCTGCCAAACCTTGATTTGCTTTTACGCTTGCCAAGAATGGCTTCACCATACCCACAAAGTTATTACGGGTGTTAGGTGTATTCAACTCAAACAACTGATATTGAGCGGCAGTTTGAATGGACTTCTTAAGAATGATAAACAGTCTACGAATGTTGTAGCTTTGGAAAGCAGATTGCTTGGATTGCATTGTGCGGTCACCAAACAGGACTGTACCCTTGGTAGGGAAAGAAACAACTGCATTGACTTGCTGAGGATACAGAATATCACGTGCAGCTTGATTCAATGGAGTCGAAATCTTGACAGCATTCTTGATTTGACCGCGGGTGAAACCGGCTGGAGAGAACCAAGATTGATAGTTTGCATCTAGGTTTGCGCATAGACCAGCGGTGTCACCGTTCAGAGGAATCCAACGATAAACTTGGTTGAATCCGTCGAATTGATACTTGTAACCGGAGTCTAGGAATGCGTATGAACTGTTTACATTCAGCGTCACACCGCGGAAGGTTTGAAGATCATTAACAACGGTCGAAGCAGCGGTGAATGGTACTCCGCTGTTGTTAGCGGAGACAAACACGATACAATCGCGGCGAGTTTCGGCGATATCAACTGCATATTGAACAACGTTGGCTGGATAATCAACAGTCATGATGTATGCGAGAGGAATCTGTTCTTTATCGGAGTATACTGAATATGCGTTTTGTAGTGCAGCGATCTTTTCAGGTCCAGTCAACGAACCGTCATCACCGGCAGACATGGAAACGACATACAGGGTAGTCATTTGTTGAGCAACGCCAGTAGAATACGTTGAAGATACGTTACCCCATGCAAGACCAGTTCCGGTAGAAGGTTCAGAAGCCCAGTAACACCAGTTTGAATTTACGTTCATGAACGTTGCGTAGTAGATACCTTGACCAAGATAGTTCGTTGCATCTGCTACCTTAGATAGTCCTTCCCACAACTCAAGAATGCGACCAGCAACACCGGTAATTGCACCAGTTTTATCGATAACGAAAACCGTTAGTTCGTCCATAACAGCGGCATTTGTAGCTGACATGAACGTTGTTGTTGTTGGTTTACCAAACTTCAAATATGAATATAGGTGACGGCTTTCACTCATGTACAGAGCATTACCTGTTACAGTGCAAGCGGTAGAGATACTTGCTGCCGAATAATCAACCGAAGTGATCGCAAACGTCAACGACCCTGAAGATGCAGATGCAAGAGTATGGGTGCCGTTGAATACTGCGTCGTCGCCGATAAATCCAGCAAGAGTCACGCTATCCCCGGTTGCGAATGGGAAACCTGAACCAGTAATCGTAGCAACGTCGGTAGCGATTGCAGCCGTAGCCACGTTGTATGACAGAGACTTGTTATAATCTGCTTGAAAGGTTGCCCATGTTCCGTTATCAATCATGATAACTTCGAGTGCATTTCCTAGAGCACCTGGTTGCTTACAAATCCACTCGCCAGCGGTAGTTAGACTTAGCTCAGTAGACATATCATATGCAGTTTGATTACCAAGAAGAATTCCAGATGTTGAACCGGACTTCTTAGCAGCGGCATTCATTACACCAGTGGCTTGGATACGAGTAACCCAAAGAGAACCGGAATATTGCAGGAAGTTCCATGCAGTAAACCATTCTTTGTAGTTGTCGTTATTTGGTGTTCCGAAGTAATTCTGTAGATCAGTTGTTGATGTACATAGAACAGGTTGTAGAAGTGGCCCAGTTGGGAACTGACCGACGATTGCGCCAGCGCCAGTAGCCGCAAGAGGCACTATTTGAGAAAAGTCGGTTTCGACAATGGCCACACTTGGGCTTGTTTGGATAGGCATTCTAAAACTCCTTAAAATTATAACATTTGGTGAATATTTTCACAAATATATTTAGCACTTCTCTTGTTTTGCACTTATTTAGACTTCAAAATCACAAGAAAACGCAATTGTCAAATATTTATATGTCATTGATTTCAATGAACCGTAACAAATAAATTTGACAAAAATAACCGCGCAGTGTTAGCATTAATGAATGGGTGCTAGATGGTAAATTCATGGATGCATCTTATAAGTTCTAATCTAAATCCAAATGAATCTACGAGCGAAGCGAGTGCGAACGAAGTTCGCTAGATTGTGCATTATCTCCCATTGATTACTACTTATGCACTATCCCTCCGGTCGCTGCCGTTGCGTATGGTAATTTAAACCATTAGCGAATTCGCCGCACTCGCTTCGTTCGCTTACCAGTTGAGATTTACTTCTTCTAGTTCATCAGATAATCCGTCTTGTATAAAACCGAACGGAGTCAAGGAGTCTTCCATCTCCTTTTCCTTGGCTAGATACATCTTATTTCTCATGCTTCTATCAGTAAGATCAACGAACCACGGTTGAGTTACCAACCAAGCGAATAACCATAAAGTTGCAACCATATCATCATGGAATCCATCATCGGCTTCCCATGTACCAGAGTCTGCTTGAACGAATGTACTTAGTTCGGTTATCGTATCGGCATCATTTACGATAAGTTGATTTCTCTCTACGATATCCTTCAAGTTTGCACAACCAATCCGTTTAGTCTTTTTGGTCGTTCTAATGCCAGGATACGGGTCGGCACCTTTCTTACCTAGTACGTCACCGGATTTGGTCCAGTAAAGATTCTCATATTCGTAGGTGTGAAAGAGTTCATCAGCCACCTGGGCACCAACATCATTGATTTCTACTAGAATAAATGCTTCATTATAATTTTTTGCCATATTGAAACAAATGCCCGCGTACATCAAAGGGGGAACTTCATTGTTCTTATATGTTGCGGCAACTCGATGCGGATATTCGGTTACGTCGAATATTGAGAATGCAGAGGCATCCAAATGACGACCTCTTGATACGTCAACAGTCATGGTATATACGCGATCTTTCTCTGGAGTTTTGTAGACCTTTAGCCCAGCGAATTCGCCTTCATATGTCTTTATTGGAATGTCATATGTAAGCGTTGCCATGGTTGTTGCTGACAGTAATTGTCTACTCGAACCCATGAACTCAGCAAGAATTTCCTGTGCTCCCTTTTGTTCACCCAGAATCGCCATCTGAGACTCGAACCATTTCTGATCTCTTCCAGGAGTTTGATACCAATGAACACGAACTGGATTGAAACCGTTTATTCCTTTTTCTGCATCAGACCAGAACTTGTAAAAATGATTGAAACCATTAGGCGTACTGGTAAGAATTACGCGGGCATCCCGTGAAGCCGTAATTGTTGGATATACCGACGTGAAGAATTCCTCAAAGGCTGTATTCTGAATGAACGCCATTTCATCGATATACAGAAGATTGATTGTTTTACCACGAATACCAGAACTTGATGTGGCAGCACCGAATAACTTTGAACCATTCTCTAGTTCAATCGATCTTCTATTAAAAACCTTGACGCCCATCTGCAACCACTTAGGAAGATTCTCATATGACATTCTGATACGTGATAGAATTTCATCGGAGGTTGCTTGCTTATTGGCGAGAACAGCAACAGACTTATTATCGTTGAATATGATATACCAAACGAAAAATGCAGCGGCAGTTTGGGTTTTGCCCTGCTGCCGGGCTGTTCGAACGATAGAAAATCTGTTATGATAATATGAATCGACCATCTCTTTCTGATAGTCGTACAATTCCATAAGGACTACACCGCGATCAGGGTGAACTACCTTGACGTACTTACATATAAAATATATCGGGTCCTGGGAACACTTGATATATTCATCAAGCATTTCCTCAGTATATTCGATGGGTGAATTTACAGGTCTAAGATTGGGGTTCGATTTAAAGGAAAGATGCTGTAAATATTCCTCAATTTGGGATAATTCTATCATTTATCCTTCTTACGCATATAGACCATGATAAACTCGGACTGAAAGAACAAATTCTATGAATGTTTTCATACTTTATACGGATTCTTCCAAGCGTCACCCGGGTCCCGGAATACGTCCTTTGCTTTTACTCGCCGGATTCCGCCGGCGAGTTCATCTTTATCCTGTACCTTGTGTTTGATAATATGATCACCATTCTTAGTATCAGTTTGAAGATACGTTGCAGTTCTAAGCGTATGCCCATTTTCCCTATGATAAACAGAATCTCCGCGTTTTAGCCCTGTAGCGGGTTCTTCCGGGTCGGTTACCCATTTTGCTTCTTTTACGAACTCTTTGAATGTTTTCATTTATTACCCAATCTCTCTGTGATTAGTTTATTAATATCGTTGCCTGAACCGACAAATATTGCTGTATTATTCATTACTGAGGCTTGCGTGGCCGCAGTCGGCGAACTATTGCCCTTCCGAGCGGTCTTTACGTCTTCTTTATCCTTACCTAGTTGCATTAGTGTTTTATTTAATGCAGCCATTTGACCAATAAGCCCACCAACCACTTCATATGCACGTGGATTCTCCGACTGTTCGGCCACGCGCAAGGCACCTTCTAACGCCATCTTACCTTGTTCCATGATCGAATATAAATTCAGACGAGCGTATGCAAAATCTGGATCCTCTGGAGTTTCAACTTCTTGAGGCATAATCGCAGACAAACTTAGCTCAGCAGAATGAATATCTGATGGTACTATGTTGAGCATCTTTTCAATTTCTTTCATAGTATCGTCCAGTTTGCAGCAATCGTATAAGCATCCGTCTTATTTGCTGTTCTTGGCACGACAACAGAATTATTTGTTTCCATTGGAGTACCGTCCATCGTGTTGATATTTGCAATCGTTTCCTTAATGACTCCAACATTATTAGAAGTCGGTCCGAACAGTTGAACGTCCATCGCAAACGTATATGTATCGATTATCCGTCTATTTGAATGAAGATCATCATAATTATCTTCATCAGTTATACTCAACAGAGTAACAGGTACGTCCATCGAGAAGTTGTATTCGGGAAGAAGCAAGTAATTTAACGCCAATGATGGAGTGAAGTAAGGAAGAATTTGTTCCTTAATCTGTAGCGAATCATCAACAGTCTTGCAGTATGCCGAAAGTTCAAATGTAAGTCTCCAAGGTGCAGGTGAACCCACTGTTTTTGGTACTCCACAGTTTATAAGCATATGATCGAAGTGATTGCCGATTTTCTTTCCTGCTTGATATTCCATTGATATGATATCAAATGAAATTCGAGGCAACTCCGCTTCGAACTTTTTCAGAAACTCGGGGTCACCTTGAATACGTTGTAACCACTGTTGTTTTCTGGCAAATGAAATGGGAACTTCAACGTTTCTGATAGCCTTTCCTGTTGATTCATAATCGACTAGATGAATTCCGGAGAAAAGATTACCGAATGCAATGACCGCATTACGTATCGATTTATGGTAGTAAGGATTATTTTTGAACATTATAGTAGACTATTGAACGGATCATTGTCGTTGAACTTGATCGGTCCAACCGCGATATTGAGTGCTGCCGACGAATCATATTGTAGAGGAGATGCATTTGAATGTTCTTGGAAAATCGATGAACCATCTTCCTGTAGAAGTCTAAATCCACTTTCCTGCATCAATTCGAAGTCATATTGATTTGTATTGACTAGATTGATTGCATCATCAAGTTCGGTAATACCCGTGGTGCCAACGTCATTAGCAAATTGATATTGTTCAGTGGTTATTTTGTAAGAATACGTCATCTTACCCAACTGGACAAATTGCCAATCGAAGTCTATATAAACAATATTATAAAGGCGTTTAGTAATCGGATCATATATCAAATCGCCTTCTTGCGGACGATCGCCACCATTCATCATGACGGAAGCAATCGCATCCTTCTCCACTGCCCATCTAGTAACCGATATTTGAAACACGATCTGGTTGCGAATTTCAAGACCGAACTTCGAAATCATTTCTTGTTGACCCTGGAATCCAGAGAACGAGTCCTGATAAATTTCAATCTCGATATGCTTGTCAAACTTTGAAACGACATCCTCACCTAACACTAGATCAAGATTCTGAGTTTGTCTTGGAAGATAGAATGCATTGAACCCCGAGACTTGTATGGCTTCCGTTACGATTCCCTGTAACAGAGTCTGTTCATTCACCGGTTGCTTATTGAAGTATGGATTGGCTAGACCTGCCATTCGTTATCCTAACATCATTTGCAATGGAGCTTGGTTATTGATCATGTCGGCTTCAAGTTCCTTGAGTGCTTCCGTGGCCTCTATCATGATGTTTTCGCCGTTTAGATATGCACCACCAGGAAGCGCCAGATCCTTGTACTTGCGAAGATTGTTTCCCCATTGAAGTTTTACCTTCTCTGTGGCATACTTCTTAATCCAGATATCATTATAAAGATCGGTATACGTTTCATCATCAACGATACGATATACTTCAATAACGACATATTGCCCAGGGACGACCTCGGCATTCCAATCAATGTCCAAATATAGGTTTCCCATACGACGATTGAATCTGAATTGCTTCTCTTTACGTAGGAAGAAGTCCAACATTGAAATGTATTCCATTGACATGGTGAAATAACTCATGTTACCGCCAGCCAAATTTCTTAGATCATTCATGCGTAGTTGATACGTAATATCAAACAATCCATCGCCGTATGATGGCTGCCAAGGTAGAACACGCTCAATACCAACAATATCATTTCCGATAGGAATATACTTGTTATCCGCGTCGCCATACACAATCGCAGTCACCGTACATGTGCCACCAGTAAACTCCAATATATCGTTAACTAAGAAAAGGTTGCCCGTAGTCTTTGCTACGTATACGTCATTTCCCGAAATCGATAGCACGGAAGCACTGCCACCACTCGTGCTAAGTTGAATTCCTACAGAAATTCCAGTAACGGAGTCAACAGTGATTTTCGTAGCGGTGAACTGGTGCTTCACATAGTCACGAGTGATACCGTCTGGATGATATTCTTGAAACATTCGGATGGTGTCGTCAATTGCATCAGATAATTGTGCATCAGCAACCTCGATATTGATTACCGGAGCACCTAATTTTCTAAGTGCGTAATCAGCCAAATCCTGTCTTGAATATATTGCCATGTTAGTTTGTCACAATCGAGTAAGTTGTTTTATATGTTGTTGACGTTGGACAGTTTGCGAAGACTGTGCATGTTCCGGATAGATACGATGCATAGAACGTCGGAACGTCTGTGAATGTTCCTATAGTGATCGTCGCATATTCATCGGTTATTGCTGTAGCAGTACCATCAGTAATGAACAGAAGTTTCGTAATCATTTTAGCCGAACCTTGTTCGGCTAAAATCATCAACTCACCACCAACCAATGTTGATGTTGGATAACTGAACAGCGATACCGCTGTGGTTCCGCTGATAGTTACCTGACTGTTGGTAAGTTGAAGACCATTTAAAAACTGCATTTATTAACCAGTTATAACAACACGATATTGATTAGATGTAGGGGCAACAGCAAATACGAATGTTGCCTTTGTTGTTGCATTTATACCTCCAGTATCAGCATGCCAAATATCAGGATAAACACGATCATATGGAGAACTGTTGTTATAAACTTCTGCAACAAAGTCAGCAGTACCAAGGTTATGAGTCACAACAATCTGCGTTGTTGTTCCATCACCAATACTAGTCACATATTTATTAACATCACCGTGGGTCGTAGTGTCAATACTTAACAGTCCAGTTGTTGCATCTACCTTGAGGTATCCACCTGTTGCTGCTGCGCCAACCTTGATATTAATGGTTGCCGCTTGCATAGTCAATGTTCCGGCGTTAGAATTGCCTACAGTGACTGTTCCTTTTGTCGCATGGGTTGTTGATGAAAGAGTTAATGTTCCAGAGGCTGCGGTTGAGCCATAAACTGTTCCAATAATCGGGGTAGTTAGAGTAGGACTTGACGCGAATACTAACGAACCAGAACCAGTTTCGTCTGATATAACCCCTAACAACTGAGCAGAAGTAGTTGCGGCGAAGACTGATAAATTGTTTGCCGTATAAGCAACCGTACCACCAGTACCAAAAGCGACAGATGAAGAGTCTGTACCGGTAAATGTTAACGTGTTACTTGCAGTTAGCGTTTTACCGTTGGCGATCGTCAATGTCGAGCCTGTAGCAGGCGCAGTAATCGTTACCTTGTTAATCGTGGTAGCAGAAGCAACACCAAGCGTAGGAGTAACAAGAGTCGGGCTAGTATCAAATACTAGCTTACCTGCGGTGCCAGTTGCGTATGTTGACGTGCCGCCCAGAATCGAGTAGATGTTAGCAGCAGTAAACGATGTTGCCATCTGGGTTGATGAGATACTGTTATTCTTGACGTAGATATTATTACCAGAAACACCGATCGTGGCGTTATCGTAGCCAAGAGCCAGAGAGTTACCAGATTTCAGAATCGGTGCAGTAACGGTAATTTGACCTGCACCAGAGAATTGTACCCATGTGATCGCTGTTGTGCCGACCGTAACGCCTGCTGTTGTGGTGTTAGTACACAACCAACCTTGGTCGTTGTTTACCGCACCCTCATCAATCCATACATAAGCAGCAGGGAATTCTGATGATAAATCTTGATCTAAGGCGCGTGTAAGAACTACTGAAGTTCCAATACCACCAACAGTGTATATACCATTATCCCACGCACCAGCACCAGAACCAGTAGTGGAATCCTTAACCAAAACACGATCATTATTTGCAAGTGTAATACCATCAAGAGCAAATGACGTGCCACCAATCGTCAACGTGCTAGATGTTCTTGCGGTAATGACTAGGGCTGCGGTTGTTGCAGCACGAACAGACGACTTCGCATTTAGACCTTGTGCCGTGGTGTCAACATAATTCTTGGTTGCAACGTCTTGGGGAGCAGAAGGATCGGTTGCTTGGAATCGACCATCGGCATCACGAAGAACGAGATATGCATTAGCTGTTTGTGCCGCCTGTGCATTAGTCAACATCGTCTTATCAGCAGCAGACATGAAACCAGCAACAGAAGTTGTTGCGACCGCGGGCATAGCGTGAACGTGGTCAGCGCGAGCAACGCCCGTACTTGAACCAATAGTTGCTGCACCCCCGACGGTAAGTGTTGATGCTGCCGTATTGGCAGGCAACGTGTGGGTGTGATCCGAACGTGCGGCTGTTGTCGCAGTACCGGCTGCGCCTGTTCCGTTAGCTGCTAATGATGCGGTTGATGAACCCAACCAACCGACGACTTGAACTGTTCCAGCTTGATCGCTAACCTTTAATAAGTGAGTCGAACTGTTCCACCAGATAAGACCTTCTGTGCTTGCAGAAGTAGAGGGATCAGTTCCCGTTAGACCAATTTTGGCATTCAATAATTGATTGTTTTGTAGGTCTATGTTGGTTAGGTATTTTGGCATAAGATTACTCCCTGTTTATTATGTTAGATATGCTGTGCCAGAAAACGATGCAGTAAACGTGATTGTTAATGTATTAGAGTTATTATAAACGATCTCCCCAATTACAGTATTCATGAATGAGTCAATAACGGTTACGGATGGGTATTTGTTCAAGTTATGAGTAATCGTCCATGTATTTTGTGCTGACACCTGCGTATGTGTGTAACTGATTGATGCCGAGAAAACAACCTGATTTACGTTACCATTAAGTTTCTCAAGTGCAGTCAATATCGAATCTGATGCTGTGACTGTGCCAGTCATTGAACTAAATCCTGTCAATGTGCTGCTAAGATCGAGCGTACCACCGCCTGTGGTATATGTTCCCCATGTACCATCACCTAATAAAACAGTTGTGTGTGATGGGGTTCCTGTAACAGGTCCAACCGGAACGTCAGTTAGAATCGGAGTGGGTGTAACTAAAACTGGATCAACAGTATATTGCACTAACCAAGTCGAACCGTCGTACTTGTACGTTACCCCGGTCAAAGAATCGGTGTAAGTGGCATTTACGTCAGGGTAACTCGGAAATGTTGGCACTATATTACTCAGATATGATAATGTTGATGGATTGTTGCTTCGTTATTATGTCAGATGAGTTATGCTTATAAATCACATCAACATTATCATACTTATAAACAATGTCTCTAGAACTACAACTCGATGATGACATAAGTTCGTATAAGTAATGATTATTTACTTTCATTAATGCTACCATTTGGTGCAGAAG